TCAGGAAATACGCTGGTAATGGATGGCGCAACCATTTCTATTACCAACTACTTTCTGCCAGGGGATGTGATCTCGATAGCAGGCGTCACAAGCGTTAATCCACTGGGTCGTCAATCAACCGGTCAAAATATGCAGTTTGTTGTAACAGCGCCTGCAAGTTCGAGCGGCGGTGGCGCACTGACTGTATCAGTTAATCCAACCATCGTAAGTGATACATCAAGCCCATTACAGAATGTCAGTAATGCGATCCCTGATGATGCAGTGGTAACAATGGTGCCTTCATATAACGTGAACGTTGCATATCCTGCACGCGGTCTCGATATCGTTTGTCCACCTTTGTACAAATTGCAAGTTCCTTTTTCCAGTGTTGCTATCGATCCTGAAACCGGCCTCTCTTTGGCTGTAACACAATCAGGCGACATTCTGGGCTACCAGAACTTGATGCGTATCGACATTCTGTGCGGATTCAAGTGGCACCCACAGTACGCCGTTAAATTATTGTCATAAGGAATTACCCGATGACACTGGCTTGCGTTTATCACGCGTCACAACCCTTTCGAGTGGTTGAAGATGATATAGCAAAGGAAATGGTGGCATCGGGTGAGTGGTTTCACCACCCGATAGATGCAAACAAACAAAAGGAATTAAATCATGAAAAGCCGATACGACAACAATCCAGGAAAGGAAGCGTCAATCGCAAACGTGCGTCAGAGCAGAATGGAATCGATGCATAGCGCAACCGATGCATTCGTTAAGAAAGTACAGAATGCACAGGCAAAACATGCGGGGCGTGCGCCTAACCTTAAAGGTGAGTCTATGGAGTTTAACGCCTATATGTGCAACAACGGCGAACATGCTCAGGAACTTGCGAAAGACATTACCGCAGGTCTTGATCCTGTAGCGTTCCCCGTTAAATAAATATAAGTTTCACCCTCTCCAAATTACTCGTATAATTACGGTTTAATTTGGAGCTGGGCGAGATGAGGAAAGAAACATGTAAATGTGGAAAAATAAAAGAACGGCGAAGTGCTGGAAACTGCAACACTTGTCATTCTGCATATACTCGACAATGGAAAAGAAACCATCCATTGACTGAAGAGCAGAAAAAAAGGGATAAAGAAAAAGCTACATTAAGACGGGAAAAGCGTCTTTCCGGAATAAGAGAAAGAAGACCAAGATTAGGTGCTAAACCTGGAATTTTAAGACCTTTGTGTTCCTGGTGTAATGCAGTAATTGAGAATTTTAAAAAGAAAAGTTTTTGTAAAAAATGTGCTGCGAAATATAACCGTGAATGGAGAAAGAAAAATCCTAGAACTAAAGAGGATAAGCACAAGGATAATGTAAGAGTTAAAACCAGGTATAGAATTTTACGAGGAATGTTAATTAAACAACCTTGTGAGAAGTGTGGAGAAATAAAGGTTGAAGCGCATCACGATGATTATGACAAACCTTTTGATATAAGGTGGTTATGCGTGAAGCACCATAGAGAACATCACATATTGGAAAGGAAGTCCAATGACGCAAATAGTAAGGACAACCAATGATGTTATAATAAATTCCCTATTTTTGCTTGGCGAGCTAGGTACCGCGGAAACGCCGGATGCCTTTATGCTTAAGACGGGTCTTGATTTAATCAATGAGCTATTGGATAAATTTGCATCTGACAGCATCTATATTCCCTATTTGACTACGCTTGATCACACATTCATTGTCGGAAAAGATACCTACTCCATATCCGATATGATTTTAGGTTCAGACATTACCGCTGATCGTGTTGTTGATCTGGTATTTGCGAATTACACGGTTCCAGGAACCGGTATCAATCAGCAAGCTAATCCAATCTCATTCAACTTCACCGCTGATACGGTAACAAATACCATTACGTTAGGGTCAACAGTTGCCTTCCCAACAGGCACACCCGTTGTGATAAGCACGTTCGGTACAATCCCGCAACCGTTGGTAACAGGTGTTACCTATTACACTCTCTTTGTGAATGGTACGCAGTTGAAATTAGCGCTGACTGAACAGAATGCTTTAACAGGTATTCCCATCGAGATGACAACGAACGGTGTACCGGTCAATGTAATCACGACCTATGCGGGCGATCTGAATACGACTAACGCATCATTGGTTTATCCGATGCGAATTATTACCAAATCCCAATATTGGGGCGTTGTGCGTCAGACAAATCTCGTGTCGCGTCCAGGATTTATCTTTCTGAACAAACAGGCAAACGAAAGCCTTGTGACGGTTTATCCGGTTCCAGATCAGCCATACCCGTTCAAACTGCAAGTGAAATCCATGATTAACTCATTGGGCAACCAAAGCACCCTAGGTGAACTGCCTCCCAACTATTACGGATTTCTGAAATATGCCTTGGCGCGCAAATTTCTCGCTTATTACCCATCGGGTAACTGGCCTCAACAGAATGAAGATGAGTATCAAGACTATTACATGACATTCAAGGCGGCGAATGAAACCGACTTAACCATACGCCCATCCGTCACCATGACAGCGCCAGAGCCTTTCTACTGGCCAAATATTTTGAGCTACTAATGGCTGCGACTACGGACTATGACATTGTTGGAAGTTACAACAACCAGCGAATAAGCAGCATTGATGCTGAACGCTCGGTCAATATGTTCGAGTATAACGATCCTTTGGGGAAGAAACCCAAATCACTTATCAATACGTCGGGTCTTAAGGCGCAAACGCTGGATTTTGGCGCAGCAACAGGCGGCTTTCGCGCGCAATTTGTTTTTAAGCAACCCTCCAATGGTGACACAAACGAATATTGCGTGATCGGTACGTCAATCTTTCGAATTAGTTCAACAGGTGCTGTTTCTCTTTTGGGGACGATGACGACCACAGCGGGCTATGTTGGTGTTGATGCAAACGCGTTTCAGATTATTTTTGTAGATGGATTGAAGGGTTATATTTGGGATACCACTTCATCTGTATTTACAATTATTACTGACCCCGCATTTCCGGTTAAGCCAATTGACGTATGTTATCTGGATGGATTTTTTGTTGTAGCCAATGGCGATACGAAAGACTTTCAGATATCCATGTTTAATCAAGGCTTGGTTTGGGGACCAGATAATACAGGGACAGCCAGTACTTTTACGATGGCGGCAGGAAGTCCGAATATTGTAATCACATTCGCGACTGGTTTTAATATTAATAATTATCAGATTGGCACACCGGTTGTATTTACAGGTGGGGGATTGCCCGCTGAATTGGTTGCGGGAACTACCTATTATGTAAAATCCATTGTAAACCCGACTACAATCACTGTATCAGCTACCAATGGTGGCACGGTTATTACTTCAGCCGCAGGCGGCGCTGGAAGCATTACAAACAACGGACAATTACAGCAGGGTTCTATTACATCTCATCCTGGAACCATTGTTGCGTGTCGCACATTGCATCGCAGATTATTTTTATTCTCTCAAAATTTTACAGAGGTTTGGGAAAATCAGGGGATTGGAACGAACTTACCTTTCAGGCGAAATAATTCCTTATTGATAGAATTAGGCACGCCCGCAATCGGAAGTGTTGCAACAGGTTTTGATAGATTATTTTTCTTGTCGCAAGATAAAGATGGTTTGGGTTCTGTGATCATGGTGGGTGGTACTGATCCTATACCCGTCAGTAATCGTGCGCTGGATTTTCAATTAGCGCAATATGCCGAAGTCGGTCATGTCGCAGATTGCCGAGCATTTTTGATTAAAGAAAATGGCCTCATTTTTTATCGCATGAATTTCACACTGGCAAATCACACCTACGTTTACAACGTCACATTGAGCAACCCAACCCAGGAAGAAACAAAGTACTGGCACGAAGAGGAAGTTTTAAATGGTGATCGGCATCCAGCTCAAACTCATGCTTATTTTAATGGGGTTAACTATGTAGGGAATTATTTATTACCTATTCTTTATCGTTTAGATGATGACATCTATACCAATAACGGTGAAGCAATCCGACGCATGAGAATTACAAGAGCTTTTGTGCCGCCAGGTTATCAACGCATTCGGGTTGATCGGTTACAGATTGATTTGCTTCAAGGGAACAAGGCAAATCTCATGGCTATTTTTGAAGAGCTGGATTTGTTGAGTGAATTGGGTTTTACGCTCGAAACAGAATCCGGTTTGGATATTTTATTGGAACAAGAACTGGCTCTGAATAATCCGCAGCAATTATTTGTCTATCTCTCAATCTCAAAAGACGGTGGCCAGACTTACGGTTATTCGGCGGGTGCCATGATGGGTCACATTGGCCAAAGAACATTTAGAACATTGTGGCGAAAGCTAGGCACGACTGTTCGCGGTCAGGCATTTGTTTGCAAGATTGAATTTTATGATCCTGTTCCATTTGTGATTATGGGTGCGTCATGGGCGATGGAAGTTTTACCGGAGTAGTTAACAGTCGTTAACAGCAATTAAGGATTTAGGATGGCTACTGATTTTGACCAGTTTCCTTTATACGACACTCTCATAAAAGCGGGAACCCAAAGAATGTCTGATATCTGGATAGGATCGATGTCAGTTTTTTATATGAACTTGATCGGCTATTTAACGGCGGGTGGCATATTAATGCCGCAAGTAACAACGGTACAGAGAGATGATTTACAGAACGTACAAAATGGACAAATGATATATAATACTACGTTAGGAACAGCCCAATACTTTAAAGCAGGTGTTTGGACTTCTTTCTAACACTACATAAGGATGTGTAGTCATGGATAGTAATATGTTTGGAAGCGGCCTTTCGGGATTGTTTGGCGGCATGTTTGGAAACTCAGGAGCTCCCTATGATGACGCCATGAGGCAATATCAGCAATGGGCTAACAAAGCTCAGGGCGTGCAAAACCCTTTTCTTAATGCCGGAACCGGTGCGATAGGAAACTATCAGCATTGGTTGCAAGGCATGCAAGATCCGACCAAATTCATGAACAACACGATGGGTCAATATCAGGAATCCCCGTGGGCTAAATTCCAGCACCAGCAAGGTATGCGTGCGGCCAATAATGTAGGTTCAGCCTCTGGTTTGACA